TCTCCGCGAGCACCGACTGCTGCCCGTACACCGCCAGCAGCGTGCCGCTCGCGAGGTAGAGGCCGATGCCCCGAACGGTGTAGCCGGCGTCGGTCGCGTTGCGCGCAGTGACGTGGATCGTGTCGGCGCTGGTTGCGCCGCCCTTGATCGCGGTAAGGCGGGTGTGTTCGCCTGGCAGCGCTTGGAGTTCCGCGTGCGCTTCGAACACCTGGTCGGTCAGTCCCACCGACTGCGCGATAACGGGTGCCGTGCCGTTCTTTTCGGCGTTCACGATGGCCTCGCGGCCTCGACGGGTGACGATGAATCTCAAGCCGGTCATGGGGTAGGGGCTTCCGTAGCTTGGAGGCGGACAAGCAGGGCCAGATGCGTACCGGCGACGACGCCAATCCGCCCAGACACGCTGACGCCCTGTGTGAATGTGAAGTGGCTGCGCACCGGCTTGGTCAGGTTGACCTCGGCGATCACGTCGTCCACGTACTGCGCGGTCGCGGTTTCCCCGCTCTGGCCGGAAAGCGTGAGCGTCAGTGCGAACGTGTGCGGCTGACCGCGTGGGGTTGTCTGCCACCATTCGGTGATCTCGACCGATCCCCCGAAGCTGCCAACGACGTCTGCGATGCTGCGGGCGGTGCCTTTGCGCCGCTGCACAAGCAGCGAACCAGCTACGCGGGCGCGTTTGACCGAGAGCGGCCAGCTACTGCGCCACGTATCCACCGACATCGCCCAAGCCAACCACGGCAACAGATTCTCCGGGCACGTCCATGGGTTCCACAGCAGATCCACAACGGTATCCACCTGAGCCACGCGGGCGGTCACGGCCTCGGCAACGCGTTCAAGGCCAGTGGCGTTTGGGGGAAGCAGGCTTTCCGGAAGATCAAAGCTCACCGTGCCATCCCACGTGATGGTCGCGCCGGGCGGTGGTGGCTCGGTGACCGTTACGCGGTTGCGCTCATCAATCACATAGTCGGGTGCGGCGGGTTCGCCGTTGCGCGTGGGGATGTATGCCGTGGCGACGCTGCCCAACTCGACCTGGGGCGCTGAGATGCGCAAGGTCAGATCGACAGCGGTACGGGGAAGGATCGTCATCTCGATGTAGCAGGAAACGGCCGCTGTTCGCGGATCGGTCACCTTCCGAGTCGCGACCAGGCGAGTCAGCGGTGCCCCCGGACGCACCGCCGCGCCGCTGCTTTGTAGCCGCTGACCTGTGGCATCCACCTCCGCGATCACAAGGCGGCGGACAGGGTCCTCAAAGCCGCTCGCCGAGTCGCCCGCGATGATCTGCACGCCGGCGCTCAAGGTCCAGACGTGACCTACGTTGGTGGGCATCGGTTGCGCGTTGAACACCACATCGGCGCTCTTGAGCAGCGCCGTGTTGTTCTTGTTGTAGATGCGCAGGTCGAGGTACGGGGTGCCGTCATCAAGGTGACCGACGCCGACGACCTCGCGGTACAGACCGGTGACTCTCGGAATGTTCCAGCCGGGCGGCAGATCCCCGTCAGCGTTTACGATGCCGGGCTTCGCCATCAGGACATCGGAGCAATAGAGAAGATTGCTCCGGTACTGCCGCGACAGCGGCACCCGGCCGCGCCAATCGGTGCGATATACAGCATCGACCTCAGTGGTCAACCGCGTTGGCTTGCCCAGGATGGACGGCAGGAAGTCGGTTCGGTTGCCGTCCCCTTTTCCCATCAATTCACCGATCAGGCGCCTGCTGAACTGCTTACTCATGGGTTCCCTCGTGGACGACGGCGATGGCGGTGCAATAGGCCGCTTGATGGCTTGCCATCACCAGGTCGGCAGGCGGCTCGGTCAGGTCGACGCGCTGAACGCCGTCCACGTGCAAGGCTGCAAACAGTCCGGAGCGCGGCACGTCGCGGCCGAGCCTGCGCGATTCATCGACATAGGCGCGCAGCCGGCGGTTTGCCTCGGCCAGCACGACGGCTGCATCGGGGCCGGCGAACGTGAAGACCTTTGCGCTCACGGTGTAGTGGATGATCTCTGCCGGGCGAACCGTCACCAGGTCGGTGAGCGGGCGCACGTTGCCGTCCATCAGGGCATCGGTCACGCGCTTCTGTACCGCTGCCGATGGAACTCCCTCGCCGCTGCGCGACAGCACCGTGACCACGACCTCGCCGGGGCTTGGGCTGGTGGCGCTTGCATCCAGCACGTCGGACGAAGCAGAGAGCGCGTGGAACAGGTAGGCACCCTCCGGACCGGCGACGCTGTAGCCCTCGGGCGCCAGCTGGACACGGCGGCGGAAGTCGGTGTCGCTCTCCATGACGGCCGGGAGGTTCTTGTCAGGGTCGGCCGCAACAAGGGTTTGCCGCTCGACGCCGAAGAACGCGGCCAGGTTGTCCAGGTCCGCGCCGCGCGCATAGGCCAGCATTGAGCCAGTGGCGCGAACGTTGAACGATTCGCGCAGGTGCACTTCGCGATAGGCACAGACCTGCAACAGGACGCTCATCGGGTCCGATTCGAGCAGGTCTTCGTAGTCCGGCGCCAGCAGGTAAAGGATGGCTTTCAGGTCGGCGTAGGACTGCTCAAAGCTGACCTGTTCGGTCAGGTCCGGGACGGGCAGCTTGGACAGCTCGACGGCGGTAAAGGTGGACATGGCGACACCGGGCACAGGGGCGTATCAAGGGTGTCACCGCCACCCGTTCGCCTCTATTCGCGGCGTGTGTAACGGCTGCGCCTACGGCTTCCCGGCGGTCAGGTGGTCCATGATCGCGTCGCGCACCAGGGCGAGGCTGGCGTCAGAGAATCCGAGCAGACGGCGTTGCTCGTAGCGCACGCGCGGACCGCCGCGGCTGACACTGTCCGACCGGCCCTCTTGGTGGACGGTGGCGATGCGGGAGACTCGCCCGACGAACCCCACCGATACCTGTTGCGCGTCGGCGCGCACCCGCAGGTGCTTGGCCTGACGCAGCTTCGCAAACATGGCCGCGCGCTTGATTCGCCCGGCCTTCTGGCGGGCCGGGGCCGGCTTGCGGCGGGGCGCGTAGGCGCTGCCGTCTGGATTGCGCTGTGCGGCGATACGGCGCTGTTCCGCGCGGCGCAGCTGCATACCCACTCGCCGGGCCAGCCGCACGCGCTGGGCGGGCTGCAGGCGCGTCAGCAGGGGTTCGACCCACTGCTCCAATGCGCGCAGATCATCAGACAAGGGGAATGTCCGGAAGGGTGGCGACCAGGCCGCCGGCAGCGTCGATCACCGCCCCGCCGGCCAGCGACGGGGCATGGTAGTCCTCGGTGGGGGGCTCGCCCACGTGGGTCAGCAGGAAGGTGCCATCGGCCTGCGCCGCCACCACCACGCACTCGCTCAGTGGCAGCTTGACCGCCACGTCGACCAGGTCGTTTGCCAGCACGTCGACATCGAAGGCAATGTCGTCGCGGCGGGCGGGGTTGGCGAGCAGCTCGGGCTGGTGCCGGGTCACCCACTGCAGGAGCGGCAGCATCACCGAGTCGGGACTGCCGGCGTAGTCGGTCAGGATCAGAGAAAGCGTGTAGACGTACTGGAACGACAAGCCCGGCTCGTAGCTGCTCTGGAGCTTGCCCTCTTCCACGAATACCAGCAGACGGTCGGGGCTGTCCCGCAATCCGGGAACCGACGCCAGCAGGTGGTCACGCAGCGATTCGGGCTTAATCATGCGCTTGTGCCTGCCGCAGACGCACAGCGACCTGCAGGGCGATCAGCTGCTCGCGGATGGCGTGGCAGCTGGTGTAGTTGTCGGCGACGGTGCTGGCGACGGTAGAGAGCGCAACGCCGGCGGCGGGCGCATCAGGATCTCCGGCAGGTCCGGCCAGGGGGCGGTTTTCTGCGGCTGCGTCGTGCAGGCGGACAAACCCAACAGGCACAGGGCAAGCGCGATCAGCTTGGGGCGTGACATAGACGGGAACCTCTTTGACGATGGTGGCGCCGGCCTCGCGCACGTACTGCACGCGGTCGACGTAGCGGGTGATGACCTTCGCGTCCCGCTGCTCGATAGCCGCGTCACGCTGGGCCTCGGCGTCGTCGCGCTGGCGGGCAACGCCTTCAATGCGCCGTTGCTGGACCAGGGCGACGATGATGCCCAGCAGCAGCACGACCACCAGCAACGCAGCCAGAATCGCCGCCAGGCGCCGGGAGATCACGCAGCCCCCAGGACTTGCAGGGCGCGGTTGGTGCGGCTGATGCGGTCGACCATGCCCTCGGGCGTAGCCTTGGCCGTGGCCGAGCCAAGGTTGATGCGGCGACTGACCGCCAGCACGTCGCCGGTATCGGCGAGGGTGTTCAGGCCCGCGTCCTTCCAGTAGGCGGCAGCGGCAGCCGCGCCGATGTCCACGTCAAGCAGCAGCTGCGGGGCCTGTTCCAGCGGCTGGCCGATCAGCCCGCCGACGTGCGCGTAGTTGCCGCGACCGGTGATCTGCACGGGGCAGCGGCCACGGTAGCGGTAGCCGTCACCGCTGGCCTCGTTCCCGTTGCCGTTGCGATTGGCATAGACGCGGTTGCCCAGCTTTTCCGGGTTGGCGACGAATGCGGATACCTCGGTCGGCGCTATGCGCTTGCCGAACACTTCCGGCAGGCGCTTGCTGCTGTAGCTCAGGTTCTCTTCGATTCGCGACAAGCTCAGGCTTTCATGGCCGACCTGGGCGAGAAAGTGTGCGGCGCGGCGCTTGGTGGTGATGCTGAAACGCAGCATGGCCGCATTCAGCGCCGGCGCCCATCGCTGCGCTCGCGGCAGCGGGCATTGCATGATCTGGCTCAACTGCTCGGCGGTGACCATCATTCAACCCTCAGAATCTGCGCCACGTTGCCTCGGGCGCGGTAGGTCACCAACAGTAGGACAACAAGCAGGCCCAGCTGCCACACGCTGACCTGTGCCGACGCACCTAACAGCGCGACGTGAATGGCGAGGCCACCGCTGCAGGCGATCAGCAGCCAGGCGCAGCACGAAACGCCGAGACGGTGACAGGCATCCGGTCCCGGCCGGTAGGTAATCAGCCGCAGGCAGATAGCCAGGCTGCTGACTAGGGTGGCGACGACAAGCAAGCTATGCACTGGGCGGTCCTCCACGACGGAAACGGGACAGGTCAGGGGGGGTGCGGCTACGCTCGATCAAGCCAAGCGTCACGGTGATGGCGCAGGCCGCTGCCGCGAAGGCGGCCACGCCTGCGGACTGGATCGGCACCCAGCGCAGCACGTCGGGTGCGGCGTAGTAGCCGGCCACCACGCTGATGCCCAGGTAGACGAGCCGCTTCCAGATCGGCAGGTTCTTGGCCGAGACGACAAACAGGGTGCCGCCGGCAAACGCGCCGACCAGGGCGTCGCCGTCGATGCCGGGCAGCAGCGAGGCCAGCCCCACGCCAGTGGCGAGCATTGCGGTGCCGGTGAGGGAGGTGGGTTCGGTCATCAGGTCAGTCCCAGAGCTGGATCAGCGGTCGCTCGGTGGCGATCGAATGGGAGGAGGGAAGGGCCGGCAGTGTCACCGCCGTCCCCATCGGAAGAATTGGCCCGTGCAAGGACAGGCCCGGGTTGAGCGCGAACACCTGCTCCGTCATGCCGGCCGTGGTGCCCAGGTGACGCCAGCACAGCAGGTCGATGGTGTCCCCTTGCTGGGCGTGGACGCGCATCAGATCAGCGCCACGGTGACGC